TATTCATACAATTACTTTAATTTTTTAACTTAAGGACACTTTTTTTACATATTCCTGCACATCATATTTTTCTATTATACATTTTTATTTTTTATTTTAAACGCATTACTAACACTAAAGGCCACGACAATAATATTATTATATTCGTTTATTTACTAAAAAAAAAATATCTACATTTATTAAACGCTTCATTATTTTTAATTTTTTACATTTTTCTGTTTTTATCTTAGTTAAATACTCTAGATAGAAAAAAAGATAGTTTTTTATTTTTAGAATGGATGAAATAATAAGGTTAATGGATGTAAAACCATTATTTTAAGATATTATTTTTTACATCTGGAATAGCAAAGTATTATTTTATTTACTATAGTATTACTAAGTAGATTATTTAGTCTTAGTTATTTATTTAATTAATAATAATGTTAAATACTCTAGATAGAAAAAAGATAGTATTTTATTTAAAGAATGGATGAAATAATAAGGTTAATGGATGTAAAACCATTATTTTAAGATATTATTATTTACATCTGGAATAGCATAGTATTATTTTATTTACTATAGTATTACTAAGTAGATTATTAAAGTAATATTATTTATTTAATTAATAATAATGTTAAATACTCTAGATAGGAAAATCGATAGTTTATTATTTTTAGAATAGATGAAATAATAAGGTTAATGGATGTAAAACCATTATTTTAAGATATTATTATTTACATCTAGAATAGCAAAGTATTATTTTATTTACTATAGTATTACTAAGTAGATTATTTAGTCTTAGTTAATTATTTAATTAATAATAATGTTAGATACTCTAGATAGGAAAAAAGATGAAATAAGAATTAAAGAATGGATGAAATAATAAGGTAAATGGATGTAAAACCATTATTTTAAGATATTATTTTTTACATCTGGAATAGCAAAGTATTGTTTTATTTAATTATTATCCTTAGCAACTAATTATTATCCTTAGTTATTTATTTAATTAATAATAATGTTAAATACTCTAGATAGGAAAAAAGATGAAATAAGAATTAAAGAATGGATGAAATAATAAGGTAAATGGATGTAAAACCATTATTTTAAGATATTATTATTTACATCTGGAATAGGAAAGTATTATTTTATTTAATTATTATCCTTAGTTAATTATTTAATAAATAATAATGTTAGATAGTCTAGATAGGAAAATGGATAGTTTATTATTTTTAGAATAGATGAAATAATAAGGTTAATGGATGTAATTATTAAATTTAAGGTAGTAGAGAAAAGGATAGATTAATAATAATTTTAGGAATGTCTTTTGATAAAGGAGGAAAGGAGATGCCTAAGCAAAACGGCAATAGTAATGGAACCAACGCCCTTAGGCACTGGTGTGATAGAAATATTATTAAAAGATTGTAATAAACCTGAGGAAATATCTCCAACTATAGTATTTTTTCCATCTATCTTTACTTCTGATATACCAACATCTATTAATATGTGATCTTCCTTACAATTTTCCACCGATATTAAACAAAATATAATTTATTTTCCAATGTAGATAATGTGTTATCATTGTCTATTAATAATGTTGCTAAATCTTTATTTACTAATCTATTACTTAATTTAATTTGTTTTTTATAAAATTTAATAATATTTTGTATTATTGATTTATGTGTTTCATTATAATCTCTAAATTCTATTATCTTACCAGATGAATAAAAAACATTCAATAAATAATTATATTGTTCATTATCTGTATTACCCTTTATTTCCCTAGGAATACCATACAATATTTCTGGTAAATAAGAATATAATTTAGATCTCAATTTATTTGATTTGAAATAAAAGAAGGATAACTTATTTAAACGTAATAATACACCAAACGGTATTTGGTTTCTATATATATTTAATAATAATACCTTATTTAAATAATATTCATCAATACCAAAACAAATATTACCATCACATTTATTTTTATTATATTTTAATTGAGAATAATATGTAGAATATTTAATATTTTTATTTTTTAATATCTTATTAAAAAACTGTTCCAATGACTTAAAATCTAATTTATTTATACCAATTACTCTATCAGCTAACACATATGGTATTACTATTTTTTTATTTCCTTTACCAAAAATATATTTAGTATTCAAATCATCGATATGTTCTGGTCTACCTGAAACTATTAAATATAATTTATTAATTAATTTTTTATCATACAAATTAATAAATTTATCATAATACCAAAAAGGGACATCTTTATCAGTTACATCAATATCACTTATTATTACGTGTGAAGTATCATTATTAGGTAAATTAAATAAAGGAAAAAACCTTATTAATGTCCCTATTGTTCCAAAATGATATTTACTAACACAGAAATTACTACAAGAATATAATACTAATTCTACTCTATCCATTTTTCTTAAAATTTTCATTATATTATTATCGGAGTAAATACTATAATCAATAAATATTTTAAGAAAAAAATCAGGTGTCTCATTTATTATTTTCTTATGTAATATTTTAATTCCATTTAGATATTTATCAAAATTTTTGTATGAACCTGTTCTTATTTTAAAAAAACACACAGAAACTACCTTTTTCTTATTTTTATTATCAAACTCATAAAGAGGAATAAATTTACAAATCGGATTTTTTAAATATTCTACATCCTTATATTTTAAATCCAATTTATCAATATCAACACACTTATTATGTAATGCCTTTTTAGTGAACTTTTTTTTTTTGATATTTATTTTTACTGTTTTCATTATTTATTATATTACAATATATTAATTTACTTAAACATCTTACTAATGTTATTAAATCTACTTAAAACTGTATCTAATTTAACTGTTTCTGTAACAAATGGCGATAAACGATAACGCAATTTACCATTTAAATACAACTTATTCTTAAGAGTTAATTCATCAAAATAAGTTTCACAATCCTGTAAGGAAGTAATTTTACCATTAAGTAATGCCTTAATTTTAATTTCTTCATCTAGATAGGTTAAGTAAGTATCTAAATCTCTATTAAAATATACACCTAGATATTTCTCATTTTCCTTAATCACATCTAAAGTACAATTTTCTAATCCTGGAGAACATTTACTTTTTTTCGCATTTAAAATAAACTTATATTTATCAAATTGACACTCAAAAATATTAAAAATATCCATACACAGGTTTTCTGCTTTAGGTGTTTTAAATAGAATTAAAATATCATCAACATAAATAATCATCTTGTAATCTATATTATATTTCAAATCTAACTTATCTTTTAATTCAGCAATGATTTGTTTTGAAATATAATCCATACACAAGACAAAGATATCAGTGCTAATAGGACTACCCTGAGGTATTCCTTTATTTCTTTTAATACGTAATTTCAGTTTTGGGTCATAATATTTAATATTACGAATGAGATTAGTTATCCCTTCTGAAAATACTTTATCATCTAAATAGTGATTTAAAATATCATACAGAAAATTATAATACACGTTGTTAAAAGCATTACTTAAATCTAAAAGCATAAACTTATAATTAGTTCTATGAGTAGTGCAAGCAATATTACTAATACTCTCAAAACGTAATTTTCTAATAATTTCACCCTTCTTATTCTCACAGGTAATATAACATTTCTTTACACGATTAATATTTGTATTTACTTTACCTGATAAAAATACCTCTTCGAAAACGTGATCCTTTAAATAACGAGTAAGCATCTTAAGACGATTATCACAAGATACTAAACAACGACTATTACTTGGTTCTAATCGCTGATTTTTATCTTTTTTCTTATAAAAGACATTAGCTTCAATATAAGAATCAAGGAAGGGTTGATATAGTTTTCCTGTTTTCTTTAAAAGCAAGATAGTTAATGCAGTTTCTTTCCGTTGAGAAATACTTATTTTTTCAAGGCGTTGAGAAGGTATTTCATCAGTCTTGTGTTCCTTACTTGTATTTTCATCTAATGTATCTTTTTTTAGTTTATATTTTTTGACTTCACTTAAAATACTATCATATTCTCCCTTATATTTTTGAATAAATTTTATTCGTTCTTCTCTAGATAAAGATATACTATTATCAATATGCTGATTTTCTAAATTGTCATCAAATAACTTTCCTTCTTGAAATTTCAAAATAGAATATTTGAAATAATCATAAGAACGGTAATTCTGGTGTTTATCCATTTTTAATTTAAAGAAATACGGCAATAATAGTAGTATAATATAATACTAAATATCATTACTGTTATCAAAACAATTTTTTAAAATGAATTCCAATAATCAAACCATTGTTAATTACATTCATCATCTTCAAACCCAAAATAATACAATTGGATTTGTTTGTAGTTGTTTTGACTTATTACACGCAGGACATCAACTTATGCTTAAAGATGCTAAATCTAAATGTGATTTTCTAGTAATAGCACTCCAAAAAGACCCTACTGTTGATGCTGAATACAGAATTAAAACCGATGGCAAAAATAAAAATAAACCCATCCAATGCTGGGAAGAAAGATACATTCAAATCACCTCATCCAGATACGTTGATTGTGTTTTAGAATATACTACCGAAAAAGATTTATATATTCTTCTAAAAGCACTTAAACCAGATGTTCGTATTTTAGGTAGTGATTGGGAAGGGAAAGAATTTACAGGATATGACATTGAAGGTATTACTAATTACTTTCACCAAAGAGACCACGATTTTAGCACTTCTAACCTTAGAAAAAGAGTTTATCAAATGGAAAAGGCAAAACTAGAAAATACACAATAAAAATACTTTAATTTATTTTTGAAAGAAGTTTTTTAATTCATCTAATGCTTTACTCCTTTGAGAAATCTTATTTTTTTCCTCTGGGGTCATCTGCCCGTATGATTTATTATAACCAGTTGGAATAAATATACCATCCCAACCAAAACCTCCTTCGGTAGGAACTTGTGGAATACTACCTGATGATTTCCCTTGAAAAAAATACATTTTTTCCCCATCGTGATAACCAATTATAGTTAAAGCATAGATAGGAGATAAACCAGCAATTCTTGATATTCCTTCATTACCTAAATGCTCCCAAAAACTCTTTACTAATGCTCCTGGAAAACCATTTAAAGATTGGATATGAATACCTGTGTCCTCTACTAAGACAGGGGTTTTTAATTGTTGATATGCTTGTTGTAGTTTATGACTAACTACCTTTCTAACATCTGTAGATTGGATTTCTTCTAAATCTATCTTAACATTATTAATAGTGTAATCATCACCTAAAATCTGTGAAAACTCACGGACTTTATTTTTGTTACCTGTAATGAGTGTTAATTCCATATTGTTAATAGATAATAATAAAAAATACTTAAATTTAAAAAATATAATTAATTCTTGGTAGGTTTTTTCTTTTTGGTTTTTGGTTTTTTAGGACTTGAACTTGAACTACTACTACGCTTCCTTTTTTTTGTTTTTCCTTTACGATAGGATAATGAACTATTGCTTGATAAATTTAATGAACTATTGCTTGATGAATTTAATGAACTACTGCTTGATGACTTTAATGAACTAAATGAATTAAAATGATTTATTTGATTTACATTAATTAATTTTCCTTGTGTATTTATTTCAGGTATTTTATCCCATAATACTATTTCATTATGTGATAATTCTAACATATCTTTTAATGGATTACCATCTTTACCTGGTGTAAATGAACCAATATAGTCTGGAAATAAACCTTTTATTATTTTAAAAGCTTCAATATCATCTTTTTTATCTTCAGATATTCTAATATATTTATCTGTAAAACCTTCTTTATCTCCTATCTTTAATGCTTTTTCAACTATTGCCTTTTTATTTTTATCTAAATTTTTAATTTTTTCCTGTGCTTTAGTAGAATATAAATTAATTATTTTACCATAATCTTTAGGTATTTCCC